CGCCGTTTCCATCATTAAGCCATTTCAAGTGTTTATCTAAAATATTTTTTAGTTCTTTTCCCGTATATGTTTTCATTAGGCCTCCTTACTTTCCTCAAATTCGGCTTTGTCCTTAAGTAATCCTTTGACCGAAGTGCGGATAGTATCAATTGACCATTTGGCTATTTCGCAAATTTCCCGGACTTCTCCCCGATTAAATTTGAGGATTTTTAAGTCGGCTTTAATATCGTCCGGAAGGGTTTCTATGGTTAGAGATACCTCCGTTCCCTGAAAATTATCTTTCACGTTGTCGGCGGGGGATTGCTCATATTTGCTGTCGTGACTCCCCCCGGCATAGATGTCCGCGGCTACCCCAATCATCTTCATGGCTACTGATAGGGCATCCGTGGTTGCCATCTTCACACACTCGTCTGAAGTGTGCAATCCAGCTTTTTCTTTGGCTATGAACATGGAGCCACCTACTCCGGGGATTGCATCACTCCATGCACCGTCAACTTTAATAAATAATTTGATTCTTACATTACATATCATTTGCCCATCACTGCCTATGGTGAAGGCTATGTCTTCTATGATATATTTCCATCCTATACCACAAGGGCCGAAAAGTTCTGTCATGGCCTGATACCGCCACATAGGTTTAATATCGGTCATGCCATTAAGACGGCCTCCGGATATATTTTTAAGTGCCCATTTGGGTGGAGTTCTAAGGGTGTTCCATATTTGTTTATTTTCCATCGTGTTCCTCCGAAAAGTGTTCGTTCATCATTATGCTAATAAAGTCAGGCGTAACTTTATCTATAAGTTCACCCGGGATGGGTTCTTTGTCGAGCCGGTTATTCATATCATTAAGAGCGCCCTCCATTTCTGTTTTCAGAATGAAAGTGTTGAGCAGGTCGCGAAGTTTTTTAGTTTTGGTCAAGGTTTCTCCAAGAAGTAAATTAATATTAGTAGATAATCTTAATGCGGTCGTTCTATAGTTATTCCCATTCTTAGGTACATACAACCATTCTATTGTCATCTCATCCTCTTCCTGAACGTGTATTGTGGTAGAACTAATCATGCGAAACCTCCAGATATTTTTTTATTGCCTCTTGTATTTCATCGTTATAAATTTCATAGTCCGATTGGTGAGCTGTTATGTACTTAATGATTTTCCGTGTTCCGCTTTTCTCAACAATCTCGGACTCCAATACTTCATACAGGTCGTATTCGTAGTCATTCCCCTCTAACGGAAGAATATATACTGCGAATGTTTGGTCTTCCAGTTCCAACTTGAAGTGCATAATGATATATGGTAGAATTTTTCTCAATGTGGTTCCTCCATAATTTTAGAATGAATGGGCCAACGATAAGAAATTTATGAGTAGCCCCGTTAAGCATCCTCATTTCATAACCTTTGTTTCTGCGGCGATATAGTCAGTGATTAACTTCTCGACCACGAAGCGTATTACCATGCCCTTGGATTTGCAAACTTCTCTGAGTTTGTTATTGAGTTCCAATGGGATGGCTACTGTTGCAAGCTTATCCATGCCGTGCCTCCTTATAATTAATATTGATAAAGATAATTTAATATCTTTTAGAATAAAGTCAAGCAAAAAAAATATTTGTGGAGATTTTTTTAATTCCCATGCCGGAAAGTTGAAAAATATTTTCGTGGGCTTATAGGGGTTGGGTTTTCAGGGGCTTATGGGGGTTAGGTTTCCCCTGAACGGCTCACCTGAGGGAATAAAAACTGACGCGTCAGTTCTCCGCCTGGGTGAGCGTGTAGGGGATCGTGTTGATAATTAAGGATATAAAAAAACCGGCATTTCTGCCGGTCGTTTAGTGGGTTAGGGTCGGGGTTTGGTGCGGGGTCTTCCGCCTTTCTTCCCGTTTTCCCTACTGGACTTTGCTTTTCGCTCACTTATTGTCAATCCGCCTTTGCGCCCGATGGTTGATAAATAGCGGTGTATAATTTCCCGTGCGTTGTTAATGTCTGCAATACGCTGGTTGTCTGTCATGCTGTCGCCTCCTTGGTTATGGTAATGTTTTTGGCATATCCGCGAATAAATTTATTACTCACGCTTTAAGCGTTCTTGGTTTTCACAATACATTTTTTCGTGTTCTCCTGTGGTCGTGTTGTCATAGTCTATGTAATAAGCATCCATTTAAAAACCTCCGTTAAATTTATTTATACCATATAATACAATGCCGGTTTGGTATCGTCAACACTATACATCTGTTTTATTCATAAAAATGTAAAAAAAATAAAAAAAAGTAAAAAAAATTAAATAAACACTTGACAATTTAAGCGGGTTGGGTTATATTATATTTATAAATAAATAATACAAAAGAGGTTTCAAAATGAGTGCAAGAGAAAAACAAATTGTAAAGGGAATGATTAAAGAAGCTAAAAGACTGGTTGACTTAGCACAAAGAATCGGCAATTCACAACTTAAGGCGCAAGCAATTGCACAAGCTGATTTATGTAAATTTTATGTTGAGAAATGGAGCCGATAACATGAAAAAAATAACGATAATCGAATTGGTGCGGGAAATGGCAATCTTAAAAGCGTCAATGGAAATGGAAAAGAATCCGGTCAAAGTTCATTACCTCAAAAAGTTGTATAATGAAGTGAGACAGGAAATGGCATTTATCCAGTAGTAAAAGCCGTTCGCTTCGGGCGTGGTCTTCAATGACAAAACGGCGCATCAAAAAAATAAAGGATGGTTTCAAAATGATGACATTAGAAGAAAAAAAAGAAAGAAGAGAGAAAAGGAAATTTCAGAAATCGCTTGAAAATGATTTGGAAAGGGTAGCGAGTGAGCGCGATAATAAAAATTATGATAATATCATAATAAATATTGAATGGATTAATTCTCGTATCTGGGGCGCGAATCCTCACGTTACAATTTGGGCGCGGGAAACTGGCGTAAAAAATGACGATTATTACGGCACCGCGTCCGGATGTGGATATGATAAAGAGTCCTCCGCTGTCGCCTCGGCACTTAATAACGGATGTCTTTTATATAAGTTGTGGGGTAAGGTTGATTCTGGGGAATGGTCTTCCGCTCCTTATGGTGTTTCGTGTTATACCCATGCCGGTCTTTTCCCTCGTCCTCGTTTCTCTTGTGGTGTAGGTATCTCCTGCATGTATAAAATAGCTGAATGGCTTGGCGGTACGTTCCGCCATGTATCAGGCGGAAAAATGTTCGATGTTTATGAGCTTAATTTCTAATCAATTGCCCTGCGGTTTAGCCGTGATCTTCGATGGTAACAGGGCAAAGCAAATTTATAAAAAAAAGAGGTTTCAAAATGAAAATAGTACAAATTAAAGTTTACAAGTTTCATGAGTTGAAAGAGGATGTCAGGGATAAAGTCGTTGATAATTGGAGAAATGACGATTCTTATTTATGGTCAAGTGAAAATAATAATGTTCTTAACGAGTTTGTAAAGCTCGCTCCGGTTAAGGTTCAGGGGTTTGAATATGGGTATAGAAAATATATTAATTTCTCGGTTGACGATATAGATTTCCGTTATGATGATGAGATTCAAGAAATGACTGGTGTAAGGCTGTGGAAATATCTCCGCAACCATTTCCCGGCATTGTGTGAGATGACCGTCAAGTATCAAGAGTGCCCGCTTACAGGATATTATTTGGATTACGATATCCTTAAGCCTTTAGAGTCATTTCTTAAGCGTCCGGATAAAAGAGGCATCGAAGAAATAATGTCCGATTGTATCCATGCTTGGCTTGATGCCTGCGATAGTGATTATGATTACTGGTTGTCTGCCGAGTCTATCATTGATGACATAAACGCTAATGATTATGATTTTACGGTTGATGGCAAGATATGCGGATAATTTGATTGATTCTATTAAGGCCGGATTTGTTCCGGCTTTTCTTTTATTCCAGGTGTGTTACTAATATATAATTCGTGCCACTATAAGCCAAAATAAGGCTTGACAGATATGCACACAAGGGGATATTATCCAGACATAGCGTGATTCCTTCCCTTAATTTCCTGTAATTTCCCTTTATGTGTGTGATGTAAACCCCGTGTCAAAGCGGGGTTTCTTCGCTTCCCCTCACTCTTCACTATCCCATAAACATTAATCTTTATATTATATCTCTTCCCCATTACATGGTAAGTACTCCCTTCCGTAGGTGTGCCAATACCATTACTTTCAAGGTAAGACTTTTAGTGACACGGTTTCGGACGGCTGGGCTTATAATCTCACACTCATTTGTAATGATATCAAAACAAATATGTAATCATTACAGAACTGACGTGTCAGTTTTCCATATCTCACAATAAGGCCATGTTCGTTCAGGACGTATCAACACAAGGGGAAACAATGCCGTGCCCGTCTCCGTAGAGATATGCACGTCTGGCGCATGGTGTGGCGTATGGTCTGAGGTAGATGTGATTGGTGATTAGAACTGATGTGTCAGTTTTCGCACGCACGGTGGGGGGGGTGCAATCCTCGTCGGAAGGTCATCCGGCATGGAATCCGTCCAATTCCGCACCAAGTATATTTTCAGGTTCACATTCCCAAGACAGATAAGACATAGTATTTGTCCAATGGAGTATCCGTAGGGTGAGGAAAGTAGACTTTAGGGGAGAAGGAATATCCCGGTTTTATCCCGACGGTGGGGAAAGTAGCCTTTTTATATATGAGCGCATGGGCGGGTTGTATTGGGTCATAAAGTCCTGAAGATGTGAGCCACGACATCGACAGTCCATCCATTGCCCAAGAGTTTATAACGAGCTGAATTAGATATTTTTACAATATTTTCCATTTTTAAAAATGATAATTCCATCTCTAACAAGTTCCCCCGCAATCGATTCAAGCTGTCTATGGAGAGATAAATGACTGCCGTTTGTTTCACACACAAAAATATTGCTTGTGCTATTATCAAGTTTATCAAGGTTAATATGATGTACGATTTCTCCTTTCCTGATTTTTCTTCCAAGTATTTCTTCCGCAACAATGTGATGAACAAATCTACCGCTTCCATCTTTATAATATTTTCTTCCTTCGTTTCCATAAGGTTCATATTTTCTTGTTGTATTAATTTCAACAAAACCGTTTCTTTTCCATCGCGAATAGTGAGTAACACACATTCCGTTTGACCCATTTCCGATTGGTTTAGCACAAACCGAACATGGTTTATTTCCGTAATCAGGCTGTTCTCGTTTCCATCTTTTATAATGCAAGAGACAAAAACCGATAATAGTTTGACTATTCCTCTTGCATCCTTTATGCTTACATTTTGTGTTTTTATTGACAAGTTCTCTTTTAATATTAATTGTCCCATTTCTAATTTTTCGAAGATGGTGTTTATGGCAAAGTTCAGTTTCCCTATTTGCGATTGGTTGATTACATCCTTTGACTCTACAAATTTTTTGCATATATTTTGTACCTCACATTCATTACCAAAATATAACGGTTGGCAATGAATGTCAAGTCCTTTTTCTGAAAATCGATCCGGTACAGTTTGCAGCCGTTCACATTCCAGGGGTGTTAGTTTTCGCCATGTGATATGCTTTTCGGTTTCGCCTTCTTTTAATTTTGGAATTGATGAATGACTGACATTTATACAATTACTTTTATTATCTTTAAAAAATATTCTCATATCCTGCGAACCGTGACCCTTTCCGGTTAAATCATATTGAATATAATTATCGGTATAGCATAAAACAGAATCCTTTGCGACCGTTGACATTGCCATTGTCCGCTGCCCGTGATTGTCGATGCCTTTGTGATAATTGGCATCAATACAATTTGATTTTTCTTCTTGTATTTTAAGGGTTCCGTTGTTGTTGATAAAGGCAGTGTCCTTGATTATATCCTTCAGCAATATCCCCTTGTCTTTCGGTTGCGTTATACCCTGAATATTTGTCCAGTAAAGACGACGGCGGTTTTGCGCGGAAATGAGAGCCGAGTTTATTAAAATCGGCTCAAGCCGTCCGGTTCTGAAAAGTTCGGCCTGAGTTACGCATTCAGGGTATAGGTTGCCGAGAATTTCGGAAATGACATCATTGTGCTCTTTCGCCATGACCACGTTTTCAAGTAAAAAATATTTCGGTTTGTAGTGTTTTAAAATATCGATGAAAACAAAAAACAATTTTGACCGTTCATCTTCAAAATTTAATTGCTTACCGGCAAACGAAAAGCCCTGGCACGGACTGCCTCCGATTATAATATCGGGCTTGTCAATATTCCATGACTGCCAATCCGTTATTGAGCCGAGTTGGATTGTACCTGGAAAATTTTTCTGCGTGACCTGGATTGCAAATTTATCAATCTCGGACGCATAGTATTTTTCAACCGATATTCCGGCACGTTCAAACGCTATTTGACCACAGGACATGCCGTCAAAGCAAGAGAGTACTATCACAGGTGATAATCCGTACATTTGGGCTTGGCAAACTGCCCGTCCCCGGTAGCAAGGTCTGAGTATCTATTAAGGAATTGGGATATGGCAACCCTGGCAAGATGGGATATGGTGATGTTTACGCCTTCCTGGGCTTTGAGGCATTGTGCAAGGTGCTGTAGCCTTACCATTTGGATGTCTGACATCCGGACACGGAGGATGGCTTCTGTTTCGGAGATAGCCTTTCGTCCTCGCCTCTTCCCTGTTTTAGCGTCCTGTTTCATCCGGGCCTTGCAGGATACGTTCCTGTTCTTCTTTTAGCTTTGTCATAATCTCCCGCCATTCCTGGTTATGGGAGCAATTGTATACAGTGCAGTATCTGCTGGGTTCTTTATCCAAAGAACATTCCGAAAGCAGGGCTGGACAATGTTTCTTTTTATTCTTTTTCATATCCTATCTATTATCGCCATAATTATAACGGCCATTATAATTACGGCAAGAAGTGCCGCCGCCCAGGCCGCGGTGAAGGTCATCATATACATATAATAGCCCATTATTCCTCCGGGTTAACCTCTGTGTTAAATTGCTTGAATGTCATTTTAGGATATAGGTACGGGTACATATCCGGTGGGTATAGTTTTTTCTTAACGGTCATTTCCACCGAATCGAATGCGGCGAACGGGAATGGTGATTCTGCTATTTTTTTCAACTTATCGAAATATATCGATGCTACCGGATAGATTTCGCTTTCTGCCTTATCGTCACATACGCACGACTGGTTCCCGCAGTCCAGGCAATATCCGCTCATCCTCGGCCTTTCTTCTTCTCGGACAATATCACATAGTCCTTCGCCATTTCCGCCACTTCCCTTGTGGTATATGAGCCGTCTTTCTTTTTCAACTTCTCGCTCATTCTTTCAAGGTTCTCGTATCGTTTCTTGTCTTCGTTGCTTAAGTATCTAACTCTCTTTGCCATAATTAATCCTTGTTTTAAAAAATTCCCCCGCACGGGAACGGGGGATAATCGGAGGCTTCAAAATAAATAATACCAATCAATGTTTCGTGGGTCAAGCGTTTTTCTTTACAAATTGTTCCAACGCTTCCACCATTATCTCGTCAGTCAAAGAGCGGATTCCATTGAATCTTGCCTTACGTTCTACCCTGCCTATCTTAATGCCGATTTCCCGATATTCCTCATAGAGTTTGGCCGGTATAGTTGCTGTCGTTATGAATGGGCTTCCAGCGCCTCTTTCGGATATGCGCTTAATCTTCTTCTGCCTTGCACTATCAGGATTAATCCGTCTTCCCATCTCGCCTCTTTTGGAAAGTAAATTCCAATTCTATTTTTTTTCTCATGGCAGATATATGGTCGAAAGCACCCTTAACCGATATACCAAATTGTTTAGCAATATCTCTATATGTTGGAGCCTGTAAGATAGATATAGAATTTTCAAGAGTCCAATCATATATTTCCTGTTGCCTATCCGTCAGCATCTTATTCTTCATTTTTTCTTATTCACTTTCTTCTCAAAAGGGATAATAAGCTCCTTACTTTCATTTTCAATAAATGCTCCGGTAAAGTCATAATCCGGATATGTCAGCTTCAATTTATCCCATAGTTCTTTATTCGCTTCGCCTACGCTTGATAATATATCAAGCAGTGCCGATCTCCTTGTATTCAATATATCAAACGATCTTAAAATTTCTTTATCAAGTTTAATATGCTTGGCCATAATATCTCCTTTTAATTTAACCCCGGGGAGTGGGCAATATGGTTGACTCCTACCATACCGCATCAATCCCCGTTGCTAACTTCAAACTTAGATTTAATATAATATTGAATAGGAATAAAGTCAAGTAAAAAAATATTGAAGCGGAAAAAATTATACAAGCCCTTTGTTTTTCATGGCGAAATATACCTGTCGGGCCTTAACATCTCCGTCCATTCTATAGCAGGCCCCTGAATACTCGGTTCCCTTAAGGATTTTGGTCAATTGATACCACCCCTTCTGTATTTTGGAGTGCCAATTGAAAGCTATATAGCTGACCGGGCCAACTTGGACGTGTTTAGGGTTGAAAATTTCTTCCGGAAGGCTGAGATTTCTGTCTTCGTTGTAAGGATATGCCCATACCCGAAGTGTCATGCAGTATCGGGAAGCCTTATGTCTCATATCTTTCAGGTCTTCGCCCACCGTTTCAAACGAAGTATTGAAAAATTTGGTGTAACATAAGGCAAGATCGTAGGAAACCCCGAATCGGATGTCGTAATAATAGACCGTTTCATCCTGGACGACCGCTTCTATGGAAATTATGCCTGTATATTCAGGTTGTTTCTGCTTAAGTATCTTGCAGAGCCTCTGCATATGCTTTAAAACGGGGGAGGGTTTCTCTTGGAACATGGTGATACAGTTGTCTTCGAGCTGTCCGCCCTGCCCACCGAATAAAAGTGACCTGTCGTGGATGGAAACAACGGCATTTGTCAGCTTTTCCCCTGTCCACCATCCGGTGGTTGTAATATGAACCCCGTCTACAATCTTCAAGGCTATCTGTGTGGAAGGAATTATAATCCATTCTTCAAGGTCAAGGTCGCCTTCCACCTGATTAAGGTATTGCAGGTCGGGAACCTTTAATCCTATGTCGAAAGCGGCTCCGATATTGAACTGAGCCATCGTGTTGGTACGTTCGATGAATGTCATATGCCGTATTTATTCCAATTGGTCTTTTCCGGCTTGCCCATATTCCTGTACTGCTTTTTAAATTCCTTAAATTCCTTCGGTATCATTTCTCTACGCATCTTATTTATTCTTTGTTGAGGGGTCATGTCCGCGTCTTTCTGTACTGCATCCGATTCTTTCCATTGGGCCTTCATATTTGTGTTGGCAATAGACCCACCTGGGACAAAATTCTTCACCGCCCATGACGCATACGGTCTGGCCTTGTGACTGCCCTTCTGCGCTGACTCTACTCCGGCTTTAAGAAAGTCCTGGAGCATATCTCCGGTAGGGCCGAGTGGAAGTTTCCCGTATTTCTTGGCTTCAAACGGAAGTGCCGCAATACCTATGGCATTTGACACCGAAACATAGTTAATAATATTATTCAGAAGGACTGCTCCCTGTCTGCTTCCTGTTATTTTCTGTAAAAGTTTATCTGTTTCTGTTTCGTTCTTTAAATCATCACTTGAAGGATTGAAAAGTTTCCTGAATCCTGAATCTTCAAGCCACTTTCTGTCATTGCCAACCGATTTAAACCCGCCCGTAAATAATGTTCTGAGTTCGTCGTTAATCATACCGCCGCCCAAAGATACTGCGGCAAGTCTCATAAGGGGCATAAAATTTCTGTTTTCTTTTATCTCTCTATAAACATTATCCCGGATGAACTTTGTCTGCAAATAGGCAACGGTCTTGAATTGAGTAACGATTTTACCCATCGGAGAGGCCGCAAACTCTGGCAAGTCTGCAAAGTTGGCGCGGAAGTTGGTGTCGACTTCAAATTTCCTTGCGGCAATCATGCTTTGTTTTTCGTCAAGTTTGAAGTCTTTGAGTCCGGTCAGTTTATCTGCAATCATTTCCATAGGGTCAACTTCAAGCCGCTTAAGACGGTCAATATTGGCTTTGAGAGAGCCTGTCATTTCGCCATTGGCAATCATCCTGGCGATTTCAACCGGGTCTTTCTTCTTCATCATTTTGTTAAGGTCGCTGTTAATATTCATAGCCACTTTGTCAGCATAGAACTTCCCGGTAATAGCGGCAATTTTCCTGGATAATGTATCTGCCCATCTGAACCCATTATATTTCAGCAATTTAGCTTGTGCTGAACCTGATTGTACCGAGAAAGCCTCGTTAAAAAATTGGTGCTGTACATTAGATATGGTTGAGCCTACTTCCTTTGCAAAATGGGACGCTTCTTTATTATTGGTGGCTACTTCTTTTAATGCTTTTGCCCAACTTAGCGTATCTCCGCGGACTATGCCCATCCCCATCTGTGCAAACTGCGAGAATACGGATGTAGTCATTTTCGTTAAAGCTTGGAATCCCGTCCAGAACCGAGATACTTTATCAGCAGTAGAGTCATATCTCTGCTTGCCCATTATCCTATCAGCAAGTGCTTCTGTTTTCTGGTATATCTGCGCTCTCGAATCTTTATCGTGGGTCAGGACAATCTCGGCTCCGGCTTCGGCAAGTTTTCGATATATCAATTCGTCTTTAGGCCCGAATAGTTTAGCCTGTTCAACACGTCTTGACTGCTTCTCTGCGTTCTCATAGAATACTGCCGGGTCTGAGCGAAGAAATTCCTCCGGCCATTCCATCTGTCGTCTTTTCTGCATGGATGTAATTTTCTCGGTAGCAATACCGTCGCTTAATCCTTTGGCAAGAACGTCCGTGGCTTCCAATTGTTGTATAACTTTATATGCCTGTTCATTGGTATAGTTTTTGGCATAATCCCATACTCCCTCTATTTTCCCGTCCCTCTCCAATTGGAACAGAAGTTTCTTCGGGTCGGCCTTTGCTTTTTTAGGGTCGAGTTCATTGGGGGCATAATCTTTTCTGCTTTCCCATGGTATAAGGTTCCCGTCTTTGTCGCTCGTTGACATCCCTGAATCTATGGCTTCTCTTGCTATCCCGCCCTCTTTCTCTCCGAAAACATCATCCAGCCTTTGCACTTTCTGTTTAAGATATTTCTGTTTCTCCGGAGATAGTTTTGAATATTTATCATACCAAAATTTTTTGGTAGGGTTTGTCCACGTTGTAGGGTCAGAGTTTTTCATGTAAAAAATCAATTCTCTGTCCGCTTTGGAGATGGATTTGTCATTGAATGCTTCATCGAGTATGTTTGTTCTATGACCCACGGCCCTGTCTCTGTTAGCTTCAAGCAGGGTGTTAAGCTCCACCATTTCCCTCGCACCCTTAGAAGCGTCCGAAACGGCCTTGCCCCACGATTTGATATAAGTATCCGTTACCTCTTTCAGCCATCCCCTGCTTTTAATTAAGTCCGGATTTACCTTAAGCGATTCTTTAACCGCTTCGAGATAATTGTCAAAGTTGGTTTTCGGCTTAACCGTTTCCCCTGTCTCCGGATTGTAATTAATCATCTCTTCAATGACTGCCAGTTGCTCATTGACGGGACGTTTGTAAAATTCCTCGCTTTTCAGAATCTTGGCATAGTTATCTGCGCCTACGTTGTTGACGTTGACCTCTATGGGGATGTTCCCCTCGGCCTCTTTCATATTATAAATGTTCCACTTCTCAACTAAGTCCGGCCTGTATTTATGATTGAGCGCATCCCATACATAATCTTTGGCGTATTCGGGGCCACCCTTTCTTATCTTATTAGGTTTAAGGATATTCATAACATCGTTAAGAATGGTTGTGTCTTCGCCCATTACGGCCTTTTCTATGTCTCTGCTATTGAACCTGGTCTCCATTTCGGCAAGAACATCATCGGCATATTGTGCGGTGATAGGGTCATTGGAACGCTTCTTGGTAGAAGGAGGTTTGCCCTCGTAAGGCTCGAATACTTTCACTACCGGGTCGGCGTTTGTGTTCTCGAACCCTTGTATTTTTTGTTCTTCCTCCATAATTCTATCAAGAGTCATTTCGGGGGTTTGGTCTACTTTCTTAAGTTCATCCGGAACCTTTTTATATGCCGGCATTTCCTCTCTCTTCGGAGTAAGAAATTTCTCCGGAAGCTCCCCGTTATCTTTTTTAATTTTAAGAATCTCATAAACTTCCATCTGTGTGGAAGGCTCATTGAGTAATTCTGTAACTCGTTCCGGTGTTTCCCCTAACGCTTCACTTAGCACCTTTATGTTGTCTCTTTCTGCGAGTTTACCTTCTATTTTTTTTAAACCTTTGCCGCCATATTTAGTCATAAATCTGCCCGAACCTTGGGCTATATGCGGAAATAAGGATAATACTATCGTAGAAGCTATGCCCTTCTCGTCAAGGGGGCCGTCAAGTGCGGATGATATTGCCAACTGCGCCCCAACACCCGCGGGGATTACTCCGGCGTTAACTCCTGTTGCAATTTTACCGGCTATTATTTTAGGTGCGTATTCAAGTCCGGTTTTCAATAATTGCTTTTCTGCGGCTGAACCTACCGCTTTACCGGCTCCGGGTAATAATCCGAAAAGAGTGCCCTCAGCCAATCCTCTTACAGCTTCATGTCGCACGGCTTTCTGTACATCCGCTTCCTCAATCTTGCCCTTTTCTCTTATGGTATTGCGGTAAAGGGAGGCCATTCTGTCCGCCGCCGTTAGGAATCCGCTCCCTACTGCTCCGGCGACAACACCTACCCCCGGCCCCAATAACATGGGGGCATGGCCTATAAGCCCCACCATTTTCCCAGCTCCATATTTAATTGCATCAACTGTATCTTTAGGTTCATATGGGGCATCCTCCATCCTCGCCATTCCTCTGGCAAGGTTGGGGATAGGGGTATCAAGTAGGCCTGCCTGGAAAGCCCCATTATCTCTTGAATTAACAAACTGTTGATAACCTGTGTCAACTGCTTCTTGTTTGGATTTTTCTTTTGAAACGAAAGCCTCGTCAGCCTGACGTTTCGTTTCAAGGTCATTGGCAATCCTTACTTTCTCGGCTTCGGTGTCGGGAGTGTCGTTTATGGATGATTGAGCCTGGAGATATTCGGGGGCCACCTGATTTTTGGTAGATGATAATTTAGTCGTTTCCCAATCATTAACCATCCCCTTGAATTGATTAATGACTTCGGGCATATCCTCGTCAGCGTATTTTGGGGCAACATATTTGTTGAAATATTCGTTTTTTATGGCCCTTCTTTCTTCCGGGCCTCCCTGGGAATATTTATCTTTATCAACAAATTCATCCCATTTCATCGTTAATTACCGCCGACATCGAATTGTTTTTTAACAGTTACAGGGTTCCCTGCCTCGTCAAGTGCTACTCCATTCTTAGCCAGATATTCTTTCCTTTTAGCAGCTCGTTGTTCCGAAGTTAAATTCCACCAATTGCTTATACCGGAGGCCACATTTTCGGAATCCGATAATACTTTTGCTAATCGCTCTTTCTCCTTCGCATCTTTTACGGAAGATAGTAGCATACGTTTTTCTTCGGCTGTGAGTTTTTTTACTTCTTCGCCTTCTACAAGGTTAGTCTCTTTCCCGGCCATAGATATATCAACGTCAGTGCGGTCATATACTTTTTTGCCAGCTTTCCTCAATTTATCCATTGCTATTTTATGTGCATCATCCAAACTGCTGGCATCGACTTGCACCATTTTACCAGTTGGGAGTGTTACTTTATACGGTTGGTTCCTTGCTCCCCCTCCACTCGGTCTCACCATAAATGCGTTGGCGTTGAACCTATCCGCATCCCTTGTGCCATACCATTTATCCCCGGCCCTGAGATTGGTTTCGTATTTACCGGCTATTTGCCTTATCTTGGCGTTATCATTCCCTGCCGCTTGCAAGTCTTTTTGGAAATTATCATAAAGAGTGGCCTTCCATTCGGAGTTATCCATCTTCGTGGTGTCTTTGTAGGAATCAGCTTCCTTTTGAGATAGGAGATGTTGTTTGGGGATAACCGGATTTTCAACAATATTCCTATCATTATTCGCCTGTTGGTCAAGCTTGAACATATTGTACTTGGCCATCTGCCCGGCATCACCGCCCTGCCTTGCAAGGTCTTCGAGCCTGAGTCTCTCCTCTCCCCTCGCCCGTTCCCTATCCATGTAGGTTCTATCCATAGCATCATATTGGCTGTTAATCATGGAGTTTCTGTTATTTGTGGACTGAACAAGGTCTGGCCTCCCTACGTCAAGGCTATTGCCTTCCACCTTATCCCTCCCCCATTTATAGCCGAGCATATTGCCGAGAGAGTTGATAAGCCCTCCCGTGTTTTCCCGTTTATTCTGAGCATCGAGAAGGAGCCTATTGGAGCCGAGTCTTTGTCCCTCCGCCTCCATCCCTTGAAGCTCCATTTCGTTTTGTCTCCTGATATTAAGGAGACTCGCATTTAACTGATTGAGTGCTTGTTGATTTTCATAGAATCCCATAATAGTCTCCTTAGTACATTCCCATGCCTTTGCCCAATAAGCCCACTCCGGCTAATTGAGTTCCATATCCTATAAGTCCAGGGCTTCCTGGCTGTTGTGCTATTTGGCTGGATTGAGTGCCGAGAACCGAATTGCCTGGATTAAGCATGGAATTATAAGCCCCGACCGACGAGTTCATGGCGGATAATTTACGGCCATAAGCGGCCTCCCGCGCTTGCATCTGCTTGTCTCTTTCTGTCATAAGCATACCCGCCCTTGCCTGACCGAGATTTTGTATATAGTTCTGAGCCGCCCCCATGTCCCTCATTTTCTGTCCGGATGAATTGCGCTCGCCCGAGTGCTGTAAATTAGACATGGTATTCTGAAATTGGGATTGCAAGGGATTGCCGTACTGCTGAGCGAACTGTTGCTCGAAGTTGGGCAATGCGTTATAGGCCGATTGCGCATTATATCCGGATAAGGCTCCTGCGGCTCCGGTCATACCCTTCATTGCTTGTGTGTCATATTGCCCTGCTAACTTAGCCCTTGCGGCCATTACGGCTTCTTGGTCTTCGTTGAGCATATTCATTTTTTTGGGGCCACCAGGACTCCCAAATATAGTTTCAGTCAATCCCATATCGTCCTCCTAAAAACCTAATATACTATTTAACAACACCGTCGTCAAGACTATTAAATCCGATGTCTATGCTTTCAATAATAAACGGTGAACCGCTTACATTGGTAATTTCAAACCTCACCTGCCTACCACGTTCTATAAAGTTGGCAATCTGTTCCTCGTAATAATCCGTGCCGAGTGTGCTTGCAATCGTTACCGCTGTACTCCAATTAACGCCCATATCCACGCTTGCCCTTATGCTGAGCGTTGTTGCTGTTGACTTACAGATAAGGCCTATGACTGCTTCCAATAGCCTGAATGTGTGTTTGGGGTCGTTCAGAGGGAAGTCCTTCGTCGTTACCGTAGCCGCAATGTTGGTAGCTACCGAACTTCTTGCGTCAGTCGTATAACTCTCTGCCAATTTGTAGATATATCCGTCTTCATCACCGAGCAGGTAAACAGGAGTATCGTCGGTATTCAGGCGGTATTTACCCTCTGCCGTGAACGTGTGAGCGAAAGTCCATTTTGTCCACGTCTGTTCAACATAATTGAATACGAAAGCTGTATCCGGATAGTCGTTGGCTCCGGTGCAAACATGGAATACATAAAGGCTTTCTTCCTCGATAAGATATGCGAAAGACCTTCTCAGTTTTGCTTCGTCCGTAACATTTTCAAGGAAGTAGTTCCGGACGGGTTCACCTATCGAGCGGACGTTCATTCCATCAAACATATAAAAGTCAGTCCATCCAAAAAATATATGGAATGTCCCGGAACTGCATACCGAGCGTATTGTCGGGGTTCCGATATTCTGAATTTTATTTTCGGTATAGTTAAACGGGTCTGTATTTCCTCCGTTGGGGTCAGGCCACATCTCTGTTATCGAGTGTTCCTTGTAAACGTAAAGTCTACCTTGAAGGGGAACTATGCCCATTATCGCATCATTACTGTTGAGAAGTTCGTAATAAATGTCGGTGTTTGAGTCGAGCCATTGTTCGGGTTCCCCGGCATAAGAGAAGGCAATTTTCTGTTTCGCCTCTGCTCCGGTAGAGCTTTTAAGATTGGCAATGGCAATGTGTTCGTAGCCTACTGAACCGAAGAAGCCTATGAATTTGCATATGTCAGGCATATTGAAGAAAGTTAAAATAATCTCGGTAGCTGTTGCAGTAGCATTAGCAGATAATACAAACACGGAGTCACTTGTTATAGACGATATATACGCATCTGTAGGTATTCCGGAGCCATATACATACATCCCTGTTGCGAGTCTTGAAGTGGTGGCACTTATGTCAGCAGACGCATTTGTAGTATCGCCGGTTAATTCAAAATTCCCCAAAACCGTTTCCCCACCTTCTCCATTCCACCTAATAGCATTGTTTTTGCTATTAGAAAACACCAAAATGAAATCATTCTCCGAATCATCATAAGGCTGTGCAAACGACACGATGTTATCCAATGTGGCATCATGTCCGAGTCTTATGACATAAGAAACGTTTGCAACGCTTGATATATCTAAGCTTAGCGTAAGTTGTGCATACCCGTCAAAGTTTGCTATTTCGTTCCATGTCCCGGAATAATTAATATCGTTTGTTCCTAAAGCTATTTTAGCCTTATTATTTGTTCCATTAATATTAAAGTTTATAAGATTTTTAGACCCGAATTTCTCTGTAATCGCAGAAATAGTACCTAAATGACCTCCAAAAGATAATGCGGCAGAAGTTGTCCCACATCCGGCAAGATAATATCTTGCAGTATTGAGACTATTTTTTGCAGTCCAATTTGTTCCATCAAATTGTTCTGTAACTGCTGAAACAGACCCTCCGAGTCCCCCTATGGATAATGCGGCAGAAGTTGTTCCACATCCGGCAAGATAACATCTTGCAGTATTGAGACTATTTTTTGCAGTCCAATTTGTTCCATCAAATTGTTCTGTAACTGCTGACGAAGCTAATATATAACCTCCAAAAGATAATGCGGCAGAAGTTGTTCCACATCCGGCAATGGTGCGTCTTGCAGTATTGAGACTATTTTTTGCAGTCCAATTTGTTCCATCAAATTGTTCTGTAACTGCTGACCTCCCCGCCTGCGCATCACCTCCGAAAGATAATGCGGCAGAAGTTGTTCCGCATCCGGCAAGACCCACTCTTGCAGTATTGAGACTATTTTTTGCAGTCCAATTTGTTCCATCAAATTGTTCTGTAACTGCTGAAGAGGTTGAGTCTACCCCTCCAAAAGATAATGCGGCAGAAGTTGTCCCGCATCCGGCAAGACCCCATCTTGCAGTATTGAGACTATTTTGGGCAGTCCAAACATTAGTTGTCTCCCCCCACGCTCCCCCCGTCAACGTAATTGTCCTATTCCCCGCCCCACTCGAAGTAACCGTCCCTGTATTATAACTTCTCGTTATCCTTATCCATGTTGAAGTAGGGGAGTCGTATCTATAAGTGTCGGTCGTGGTCACGGCAACGATGTAATCATTCCCGGTCGATAATTTCTTGTAGTGGAATATCCCCTGAACAATCCCGTCAAGGGGAAGTCCGGAGCCGAATGTATCATATCCCCATCTGTTCTTTATCCATCCTTCTTTAAACATGACGTTGTTGGAGAAGGAGGCTTTGTCGTCGGGGATGGCACGGGGAGGGTAATCGAAGAAAGTGCCGTATGATTTAATTACTTGGTGTTTCATAAAGTCTCCCCGTTTCGGGATCGTAATACATATTGTTCATGTCGCCCATAGGAAGGTCACAAGGTTTAATTTCAAGTTCAAGATATTCGGGATTGCCGGATAAATCTCCACCGTTGAATGTTATGAGCCTGTTGTCTGATTTATTAATGACTATTTTCATAATATTTTACATCCAAATTTCAAAGCCTGCCATCCATATGTCTCTACCTCTTGTAGTTGGAGAGTCCGATGTTTGTGTCTCGTCAACATAAATAGTCCTGTTAAAGGTATTAAGACTAAATGCAGTAGAATGATATGCCGAGCCTCCTAATGCTGAGCAGTTTATTAAATTTAGAATATAATGCCCCATAACATCATTAACGTATCCTCGTATATATAAGGCCGCTAAAAATGCGGACCCACTTTTTGTTCCATAAGAACGAGCCGTACCATAAAATTTATAGGCATTTTTGGGAAGCCATTGCGATATATTTACATCTGCGGTATATTCTGCGGTAGACGTAGAGGAATATATTGCGGGCGATCCAATATAGCCATAATAATTATTCTGTTGGTTAAATGCAACAAAGTTTCCGGCGGTGTTCCTGACCATAGTACATAGGCGGTATTTGGAATATCCCGATGGAAGTGTTGGGGTTGTTTCCGATAAACTGATTAATGCCGAAGTTCTGCCATCATCTCCAACAATAACATATCCATAATACCATTCATCCGCGTTTTCGGCTGTTGAAGCATCTCTCCCCAAAGCCCCAACTGTTGCAATGTCTACAACATAAGTGCCGGCAGTAGCCCAAAGTCCTTGAACGTACATATCCGTAAATGTTATAGATATTGTTGATACGGATGGTCGGGTAACGGCAAGCCCTACCGGGAACGGATTAGAGGCGTGCAAGGTCGTGTCTGTATCATCAAAGGATTTTGATATTTTCTCATTGATTTCGTTATAAATATCAGAGATAGTACGATTCACCGTATCTAAATATACTCGCATTTCGTCCGATACATCTTTTGGGATGGGCGGGAATATAGTTTTCTTTACGAGCTTTTGGGCCATTACTTTTTCTCTAATATCCCCGGTATTTTAACGCCTTCTTTATTGCATTTGAAAAACCCGTTGCCGATGTCAAGGTTAAGCCCAACAATGCAAAGAACAAGGATGGCAACTTTCCACCAATGTTTAAGAATAAGGTTCCCGATAGTTTTAATTCTGTCTTTCATTCATCCTACTCCCATATTCGGCTTTTGTTATCTCTCCGAGAAAGACAAGGCTTTCAAGTTGGTAAGTATTGCATTGACATTTAAGCTCGTCGTAAATCCCGGCTTCCTTCGCCTGTTTGACCCCGTGAGTGGCAAGGGCCATGAGATTACGTACTTCCCCGGCATCCGTGGTCTGTTTCAATCCTTGAAGGTTGGTGAGGAATTTGAAGAACTGCTCCTCAATCTCCCCGGCATCCTTCGTCCATATATATTCTTCGGTTTTGTCCTTCATCTGTTCAAGAAGTTCTTCTTCCAATTTCTGCCATCCCCGTACTTCTTCCATACGGTATTTCATGGCAATCTGCATCTGCTTGAGTTCGTACTTCTTAAACTTCAATTCCACGTTAATGCGCTTTCGCTTAACTTCGTTACGGGGAGTATCTTTGAGTTCCGCAAGGTCAAGGATAAGGTCTTCAATTTCGAGTTTTTTCAGTTCAAAGTCTTTGGCAAGGTAAAACGCCTGATCTACCTGAACCTTCTGTTCAAGAATAGCCTGGTGAAATTTGCCGTGTACTGTCGGGTGATATACGTCCGATATGATGGATTTCTTCTGAGAGTCCGTTCTCCATATATGGACATTGGTAAACACCTTCGCAAGGTGTTCTTTGTGTTCTACAAGAAAGTTGGCATCGTCCGGCGTGATTGCCTCTGTGGCGTTCACGGTTCTCAGCATATCCGTGATTGCGTTCACCGTCAATTCATGTCCTGTCATAATTGCCTCGCTATTATTATGCCGGTTATTATCCCGGCGGCGGCCACGCCTATGTAAAATTTCCATCCATTAGACTGAGCCACTTCTATATCGAATCTCTGAATACTCTGCTTACAGGCATCCTGAGAGTTTACTTCAACAAATCCTTTCCCGAATGTCAAGTCACTTTGTATAATGGATGAATAACACATCTTTAATAATTCAGGGTCGTTAAAGACAATTTCCTGTTTGTATTTGTATCTGACAATCGGTTCGTATTCCTTCACCACTTTGATAACCGGGTCGTCCATTTTGACTGGCAGGGAGAGTCCTATGCCGATAATAAGCCCTGCAAGGAATATAATCGTGCTTTTCATTCAGGCTCCTTCAGAGAAAATAGACGTTTCACTCCGGCTTTTGCTAACAGGCCAATACTGTATTCCACCCGTTCTCCCTCATTGGCTTTGCCGAAATACTTGTGGTTTCTATCTCCGGCAGGGTCGTTAAACATAAATCCACCTTCGACATATCCGGTACAAAGGGCGTAATGACCACTTGACTTACCGTCCCATCCAGCGAAATGATACATGACATAGTTGCCATTATCAAGAGCCTCCCTCATCGCATTGAAGTCTTTCTCGGTCGGGGCATAAGCATAGGCGGTTTTTTTTGTCCCACCGTCTGTAATCTGCTTAATATCCCATCTGCGAAATTCAAGGTATTTCATTAGAGTCATATCGTCTGCGGATGGGCCAATAACGTTCGCTACTGATTGGGGTATTTCTTCTGTCAGCATGGCAACGCAAGCGGAGCCGCAATAGTCGGTTCCCCCCTTAATCTCATTCTTCTGATTAACGTACTTCATTTATGGTTCCTGTCATGTTGTTCTTTGAGGCTTTCCACTATGACCTCGTTCTTTATCCTATTCTCTTTATTCTCATGACACATTTTGAATAATTCGCTTATGTCCTTTCTCGTGGTATTAAACATCCATGTTATTATGATGCCGAGTAAGCCAGCAGTAGCACCGAACAAATAAACAGCAACGTCACGCAATTCAACAACCTGATTTGCAGGCAAGAGCTTATCCGGCATCGTCTTCTCCTTTTGTTATTCATGGTCAACCTCTATATATTGAGAGTCATGTCTCTTATCGACAATGTTGTAAGTGCTGTTGTCGGCGATGTTATCGCTACCGTTGAATATTTTACGCTTCTACTCGAAACACCAATCCTAGCTCCGAGCCATAAATAAGCCGTTTGATTAGCGGCATCTTTATATACTGCGCTTGTCGCCATCAGATAATAAACGCCGTTAAGATAGCTGTATAAAGTACCTGTTACACCCGCTCCGGAAGCCGTGTCGATGGCTGTCGAATAAAGCGATATGGAAGCGGTGAGTGCTATCGTGGGGATATATTCAGAACAATCCAGGGTTTCGTCATAATAGGCCGCCCCGGTTTTAAGATTTGTCGCGGCGACATAAGCCCATAGGTCGCCCTCCTGAACAAAACTGACAATGCCTGTGGTAATAACCCACTTGAACCATGTTACGAGCCTGAATTTGGTATATGTGGCCGGAAGCGTAGGAGCTGTTGCGCTTGCCGATATGAGAGAAGCCGTTGTCCCGTCCGCCTTTGTAATAATATGCCCGAAGTAATGTGCGGAAGCCGCTGTCGCCGTCAATGCCCCGGCGTCCACTCCGTTCGCCCCTGCCGCAAAGAAGTCCGCCGTATATGTCCCGGCAGTAGCCATTATCCCCTGCGCATAACAGGACGTGAATGTTATGTCAATTTGGTGGTCGGTGTGGGTAGCGTTGACTTTTGCCGTCAATCCTTGCGGTAACGGTTTAGAGAATGAGGCGGTATACGCTTTTGCACTCTGCTGTGTCGGCAGTCTCGTAGCCGAGTCCGTAGCGAATGTGTCCTCATCGATGGGTGTCATGCCATTGACTTGCGCCGAATTAAGGTTGGCAACTTCCGTTGTGGAAGCAATAACAAGAGGGGCCGTCCCGGTTGCCAGGGTGGACGTAATCTGACCGCTTACCGCCGCTGTTGTTACCCCGGATAAAGCTCCTGCCATCGCAAGGGTTGTTACGCCTGAAACTGCACCACCGTCCATTGCCACGCTTTCTATTACTACGGCCTTGCCGGTGTACGCCGTAAAGGTTGTATTGGCGTTGGTTATTCCGGTTATGGCGGAACCTTCAAGTTTGATATTGTCGACGGTAAGAGGCCCTGCCAGGGTAGCCCCTGCTATTGCCCCGCTTCCGGTCGGACTATAAGGATTGTCGGTGTCACCCATAACGGCCTCCTATATCAGATCAGGGTGCATTTCGGAGATATAATTCTGTCTCCGCGCCCTGTCTTCATTCTTAAGTAATTCGAGATATTCATTGCCTTTAGAAGAATATATATCGGCCTTCTGAAATTCATCGAGAACTTGGAGCATTTCAGTCGCAACAAAATATGAAATGGCATCTCCGCCATAAGTTGTAAATGCGCTGTATTCGGAGCATGCTGTCGAAGTAAAAGAGGCAGTCGGCCCGGTCAAGAATTGCCAATATACCATGTGGTAATCGTAGTTGGTGTTGGCCGGGGTAGGGTAGAAAACTATACTCCCGTTATATATTTCAAAATAAAACGGGTAGTCTGCCGTTTCTTCCATCAGGGGCCATGCCTGGATTTGAGCCTGTGCAAGGGAGTACGGGGCCAGGGGCGGTTGGAAATAATCATCACCCTCTGTCTTGAATTGGACTGATATTATTTGTTTGAATGTGGTGGGAAGGGTATAGGCATTTGTTCCGGCGGTGGTCTGCCCGACTGCGTTTGTTTCCATAAACCAATAGTTATATTCTTGCATAAGTTTACGGTGGACATTGGCAATAATCCCGCTTGCCCCGGAGAGGGCCGTTACTGACCCTGCCGGAGGAGTGGAATTGCCCCATATTAAAAACTCAACTTTCGCAAGAATCTCCCCGAATGTCATGCAACAACCTCCGCTCTTACTCTGCCCACTATTCTGCTTCCGATGTTCTTCGGAACATTATCTGTATACCCGTAAAGGTCTTCGCCTTTGAGCAGGTCGCTTTCCTCATGAATAAATATTTCAATTCCCCGGCCTACGGCATAACCGAGATAATAATTGCAACATGGCTTTTGGCCGAGATATTTCTCGTCTTTCATGTCAACGCCGTAAAAATATATCTTCTTATATTCGAGAAGGATTGCGGCGGCAATCATATATGAAATGGTATTATTAAAAAAGTTTCCAAATTTTGCGATTATTTCATCTTTGGGATAAGAGAATGATTCCGGTGTTTGTTTTGTTGGATAGCACATGCAAACCGGTTTACCCGAATCGTTCAGGTCTTTCATATATCTATATTTGCCCGAACTATTATTTTGCCATAGTCCAAAATCTTTCGACCATATATCATGATGCATTTCAAATATAACATCTGAGTATTTATGGAGTTCCGGAACTGCCGCCCCCACCGACCATATGTCATATTGTTGAGTAAGGTGAAAAGGCACATCTTTTTTGGACGGGCCTCCGCCGACAATTATAAGATCGTTATTGCGCTTTAATTCCCTGAGTTCCATTACTTGCCTTTCTTTTTGACTGCATCCTTAATACTGTAATCTGTACTCATTTCATTTTGCGCTTCTTTCATAAGGTCAAGTCTTTTTTTGTCGTCGTCTGTGAGAGCCGACTCCGGCATTTCAATAACGGTGAATCTTGGCTCATCCGTGATTTCTGGTACGCGCCCCGGGTCGTTCATGTTTCCCGATACTTTCCACTTCCGGGTAACTGCGTTTCTCAGGTTCTCAATTACCAATTTGGGTATTGAAACAACTGCCTGGTCTTTAATGACAAAGCGTACTCCCTGGCATCCGAGTTCTATATCCTGGCCTCGGTTCTCCATATTGATAACCTTAACCCGCTGTCTGTCCTCTCTCCAATCCATTCTATACTCCTTTAGTATAAGGGGGCCGTTTGGCCCCCCATTAAGTTTTAGCCTATTGCCATAAAATAAATGATTTCCCCGTTGGCGTTCATATCGGTGTCAAGACCGAGATAAAAGCCGAGAAAAGTATCATTGACGGTGGACGGTGTTATGCCCAAAGATGTTATTACGGAAGTTGTTCCTGCCGCCGCTGTTTTAAAAGCATAGGCAGAACCCTGCCCTAAACACCATTTGAACTCAACAAGTCCACCAGATGAAACATTCCAGCAGTGAACATATGTTGGGATAAACCCAATGTTTATATCCACTATATCAGGGGTGGATGCACAGGTTATTTTCCCTGTTGCTATCCTACCGTCGTTATTGTTTACAACTGTTGCGTGAACGGCCATGTGTTACCTCCATGCCTCATAATAAATCGTATCGCCAAGAATATTCAAGGCGGTGTCCGCTCCTATCGTGAACCCACCCGCTATCGTTGTGCTGTCACCAGGGTCTATCGGGGTAATCCCCAACGATGTAGGACTTTGCAGAAGTGTCGGGACATAATAGGTGGCCGTTACTCCTGTAGCGTCAAAGTTGGTGGTATTCCCTACGAAAGTCGTGGCGGTGTTTATTACAACAACATAGAACGCAAGAGTGTGAGCCGAGCTTGCCGCTGGTAAGGCCGCGATAGCAAGGGTCGCCGTTGAATATCCAGTGGCGTTTGCCGTAGCATCACGCCCGGAATCAATCGTCCCATCCGCCCCAATTTCAAATCCGAATAAGCCGTATTTGTTTATTGGGATGGTTGTTACCGTTGGGCCTGTTCCGGCGGCTACTGCCGCTTTGGCATAGGCCGCTCCGGCTATTTTAAATTCAAAAGCCCCGCTCGCCACATAATCCTTGGTAGAACCTATGGCCGGACGTGGACTCGAAGATAACCCTGTGGCATTAGGCGCAAACCTTTTGAGTGCGGTTGCTTCCGTCATGCCTTCTTGCCATGTAAGTTCGGCTCCGGATGTAGGGTTCCAGCATCTTACTTTTTGGGGCGTGAACCCCAAAGAGATATTGATTGCCGAACCCGTGCCGGTAGTCGAATTACATTTATATTCCTGTTCATTCATAACCGGCCTCCTTACGCACTGACATCAAATTCGTAGCGATACATGAAGTTGTCATTGAGAATTTTGATACCCGTAATTGACTTCCATCCGGCTGTTGCCCTTTGGTCAAGTGGGTCATCCCCTGCGCCATGAGCTTTAACGATAATCTGAGAGGATTTACCGCTCAGAGGGGTAAGGCCGTATGCATCCTGACCGAAGATAAGCATGGACTGAACGTCCGAAGCTGAGCTCGCAGTCGTGTACTTGGTGCTGTAAAGAGTTGCTGAACCGCCTGTATCAACCCATTCTTTGGCATTGGTAGACTGAACGAAACGAAGATTCTTGTAAGAACCTACTTCATTCTCAACCGCTTCTGCCGGGTTGCTGTACTTGTGAGTTTCGATAAAGGAAGTTGTGAGTACTCCGCGAAGGTCGTATACCGTGTACGGACTGACGATTGCAAAGTAAGCCGGCGCTATCGGAGTCGTTCCCACTCGGTCAGTACCGACGATAGGTTTGGTTCTCCAATATTTAGCGTTGGCATTTTCCATAGCCCTGAGAACAAGGTCGAGATTGGCGGCCGTGAGTTTAAGCTGAACGCTTGCCCTCGCCACGTTCCCCGCCCTGTAAACAGAAGAACCGCCCACAAGAGCGTCCCTGTAGATAGTATCAAGAGAAAGACCCATGTTCTCTCCGAGAAGCTCAGAAGCTACAGTAAGAACTTTGTCCTGATTGGTGAGACTGACGTAATCAGTAATTGTCACATATGAACCATATGTGTAAAGCTGACCGTCAACGTCCGTTTTCGCCATAGCCTGACTTGTTGGAGTAGTTCCTTCAAGAAGGGGGGCGGTTGCGGCCGTCAGAGAGGAATAACGCCTCCACCTCGGTTGGTCGCCGGAGTTCTGGGAAACGGTTGAAATCTGTCCAAACAGCGCATGCGGTAGATATGGGAGCGCCCTGCGTAGCAGTACCCTATTATAATAGGTTTGCACTGCGGCAGGTATCTGTGTACTGGTTGTTATAGCCATAGTTATATCTCCTAACTATATTTAATTTTATTCACCATTTTGTCGAGTTCCTCATCCGAAAGATTCTCAAAGTACTCAACGGTGTTTTTTACCGAAGCTCCTCCCGCATCACTTAATGTGGCAGGTGCTTTCATATTGCTTTGTATCTTACTAACGGTTTTTTTAGTAGCCTGAGAAACCGCTTCTTTCTGCGCCTTATTAACATATGCCGGGTCTGCTTTCCCGATATAATATGCAGTAAGGGCGGGGTTCGCCGAAGCCATAATGGCCGCATCGAGCCCAGGTGTCCTATCCGCAATGGTCTTGGCTATCTCGAAAGCCTCGTCCCAATCCGGAAATTCCTGTCTTGCGGCGTTTACTTTGGCATCAATAATCTGTTGCCTCAGTTGGGCCTCAACTGTGCCGATTCTATCATCAACAACTTTCTCTACCCCTCTAAAATCAGCAAGGTCTTCCGGGTCATAGGCCGGCTTAACTGGCTGTTTCTGACGGGCAACTTCCTGTTGTGCTACCTGTTGATAAAATTCGGCACGTCTTTTTTCCTCACGTCTGGCCTCCTGTTCTGAAACCAACGCTTTCTTTATGCTCTCGATTTCTTTTGCGTAGTCAACTTCGGGAGCCTGTGTCTCGGCAGGGGTTTCTTCTGTCTCCGCCTCAACTTCTATTTCCTCGGTTGGAGTTTCTTCAACTTCCAATACTTCACTTTCAAGAGGTTCTGCCATAGCATCCTCACCTTACTATTTTAAATTTTTTTATATTCTCGTCCTTTCGGGCGGGATTATCGTCTATTAAGCTGTCATCCTTCTTCTTGGCATCCGTCCATCCGAAACGGTTCTTCATTACCATAGCGTATATGGTGTTATTAAAGTTCCGGTCGTTAAGCATATTGCGTCCGTATTTAAGCCACCATGCGTAAGAAGCAAGGTAGCCTTCTTCCATTGTCTTTCTATATGTTTCGTCCGTTTCAAGAAGTTCGTTGTGCTGAGCTTCGGACATCCCTATTTCTACGAGTACTTCCTCTATAGCTGCCCCTTCCGACATCATCTCTATAAGGATAGTGTCGTTTCTCACTGTAGCCCTCCGGGCATAGCCCCTGCTTGTGGCGGGGGAGGTGGCCCCTGTGCTCGCATCTGGTGAACCTGTTTCTGCTGTTCGAGATACCCGAACATTTTCTTTTTAATATCAACCGGAATGTCCAGGAGTTCAAGAATGGATTCGGGTGGAACGGGTACATTATACTGAGCGGCCTGTAGAACAGATGAAAGATTTGCGAATCTCTGTGTTGGTGACGCATTGCTTTCCTCTACAATTACATCGAATCGGGCCATAGATTTAAGGTCATCGAAAGCATCCCAGAATACTTTTTCCGCGGCGTCCACTTCCGCAAGTTGAGCCTGTATCATGTTCCCCGCTTCAACCGAAGCCTGCGCTGCTTGTTGCTGTAGGTCAAGTGGTATCGGAGTACCGTCCGGCATTGTTGTAACCGGGGCGGGCATAGACATAAGTTCTTTCTGTATCTTTTCTCTTTCCTGCTCAAACGGTAGGTCTGAGCCGAGTATTCTTTTTATTTTATCTATCTCAAAGTGTTCCGCAATAAGGTGTATAAATATTTCTCCGAGTGCTTTGGTAGCCATTGCAAGATTGTCAAAAGGTTCCTGTAGGGTAGTCATCCCCGATTTCTGCCTGAGTTGGATGGTTACGCCCGGAGCCGAAGCCCCCGAACCCCCATAAACCTGGCCGAGTAAATCAGGGTGTGCGCCTATCTGCTGAATGTCTTTCTCGAAAGCAAGCTCCAACTGCATTACTGCTTGGTCTATGGGCGGGGCAATCTGCTGTTCAAGGAATCGTCCCGGATTCTTTTCTATTACCTTCCCATATCCGGAAGCATTAAGCAAAGTATTCTTGTCGTCAACTGCGCCCTTGTCCATAATGAAACCGGATCGCATTGACTGATTAATAGACCGCATAATATTGGAACGGCGTTTATTCTTCTCTCTCTGGGGGTCTTTCATGGGGCGGATAATACCCTGCAATTTCCATCTCCAATCTATAAAGGTAGAAGAATAGAAACAGAATATCGGTATAAATGGGTATCTTTTTGTGGTATATGGCGCATCATCATCGAATACAATAAGGTTGTTCTCAATACATATTGACAATTTGACACATGGAACTTTCTTTTCTATGACTTCGAGTGCCGGGTTTTCTTGGAGCATGAGCGCAAGTGCTTCGGGTTTTCCGTCCCATTCCTGAACTTCCCCAGGGTTGTCGGTATCTATGATGAATTTTTTATTTTCCCATTCTCTATGCCAATATTCGACAACAAGGAGCTTTGTGTTTCTGTCCTGAGATACAATAAGTTCCCGCTCGATAGGTTCCGAGATGGTTGACGAAGTAAGCATTTCTATCTCGGTTTTGTACTTCGGGTACATGGCCATAAGTTTGCGCTTGCTTACCCTGTTGTGTCTGATTATATAATCGCAGTCGGCAAGGTTCTGTTTCTTGGCATAGGGGTCTATAAGTATTTCGTAAGGGGATATTTTCTCTACCATGATGTCGCCTGAGAGCGGGTCACGGTCAAAGTCAAGAGATACTTTCAGCCATCCCAATCCGCCTATAACCGCATCCTTGAAAGCATCTGACTTGTTGTATTCAATCTGCTTGTCGCCCATTATCCATTTTATAAGGGTTGTCATTATCTGAGCGACTCGCTCATCCCCGCCCTCTACCGGCAGTATCTTTATATCAGAGCGGTTTTGGCGTTCATATCCAGAAACAAGGTCGATGGTTTTTTTAATGTAGTTGAGGTTGAGTACGGGAACATCGTTCTTTTCGGCGCGTTCCTTGTCAGCGGCACTCCATTGGTCAGAGAGATAGAATTTATAGTCTTCTTCCATCTCGTCCATCCATTCCATCCATGCAGATTGAGCCTCGGCATAGCACTCCTGGATTTCGATTACTCTTTTATCGTGGGATTGACCGCTGTAAGCCATAATAGACCTCTTACGGTGCAATATACGGAGACTCTATGGGAATGTCAACTAAAATAAAACTGACACGTCAGTTTTTTATAATGACATCCATGTGCCTTCTCCGAAGTCTTTCTCCATGTCAAGGGGATCGAATGGTTTTTCCTTCTTCTCCACTTCCATAACTATGGTGGGCGGGATGGCATTTACGTTATTATCGAGAATCCTGGCAAGGCAGTCCATCATGTCATCGTTTTTCCCGAATGGGTATCGACTGTATTCTTCGTCGAGAAATTCTTCGATGAGGTCATGGGTTGCACCGTCTACGGAATTATACACAAGTGACCGTGGGATATAGAACCGGCCTCCTGAAAATAAAGGAACAAGTCTTTTTATCCTGTCAAACTTTGAAACATTTCCTTTCAATACCTCAATGGAAAAATAGAAGGATGTGAGTTGCATTTGTTCCTCAAAGTAATCTTTGTCCGCCATGGCCCCGTACTGCTCATAGCAAACCTGAGATACTTCGTGTTTTTCGCATAGGTCTTTCAGCCTTTCCCATTTTTCCTTAAGGTTAAGTTTGTCCCTGACGCAATCAACGAGATAATAGTTTCTCAGGGAGTCGAGTCCTACCACGGCCATGATCGTATAGTCACTCCCCTTCTTCTTCGATGAAGCTCCATCACATAGTATATATTTGTTTACTACCGGCAGGTCGGTATAGTATTTAATCCAATACATCTTGAAGTTCTGACTTGAAACGGCAGTAGGGTTTTGTAGCATCTGCGCCGAGTATTCGTAGTCTCCGGACAGGGCGTGTTTGTCGTCAAGGTCTTGCCTGGTAAGGTAAACGGGAATCCCCTGGAGTTTGGCATCCCCGTCCTCGTCAACCTCTGCCGGGAATATCCGCTGTGTCCACGTCCCGGTTCCTATCAGTTTGCCGTATATGTCTTTGGTGTGGTAGCGGGTTCCTACAACGCTTTGTTCCCCGTCCGGTTCCAATAGGAATTGAGATTGAGAGAACATCATCTCCGCTTTGGCAATCTGTAAAGAAGTCTGTACGTTTTTAACGTCAATAATATCATCATAGCTATGGCGAGTAAAGTGAAAGCCAGTAGGCAATCCATCCACCAATCCTGATGCGAAGATTGACGGTTCCTTGTAAGGCTGTGAGCGTTTGACATATAGACCGACATCCTCCGACCACTTCGGTGCATCCCTTCGCGGCTTGTCATAGAATATTTCAGGGAATGATTTATGTAAAGTGCTGTTTGATTCAAGAGCGTGCATGATAACTCGCATATGGTCTTTCGCCATCTTCCGCGTGTGGCTGAATATACAGATACGTTCATCAGGATTATGTGCTAACTTCCATATGTTGCGGGTGAACGTTATTAAAGAACTTTTCCAGTGACCCCGCGACCATAGGTCAATTGTCTTATGGCAGTTATCCTGAATATCATAACATCTTGCCATCAGGAACGGGTGAGCTATAGGAAGTCCGAGAATAAAGTAGCCGAAGAAAAATAAATCGAGTTTGCCTATGTCCCGTATCAGGCCATAAAAGTCATCCATCTTCCCCTTTTGTTTGAATATATTAAGCTGTTCGGCAAGTTCTTTGTAATTATACCGGGGGTCGTCGCAATGAATACCGAGTTCCACGAGCTTGGGGTGGGCCGGTTTCAGTTTAAATTGGAATGTTTTTTTTGAACTCACTCTCGCTCCATTTCGGTATCTCTTTATTCAGATGGCATACATGGCAAAGATACATTATATTAAAGGGAGTGTCAATCAATTTACCATATGTCTTCCGAGCGTGCTTTGTTTGAGAAAATTTGTGGTGCCGGTGGTCTGCTTTCCGTACACCGCAAAATACGCATAGCCTGTTAATCATATGGGTCCTTTGGCAACCTTGTCCAATGGGAAATCATAAGAGCATCACAATAGAAATTACCTCCCATGTCACGCCAACAATCATCTGCAAAATCAAACGAAAGAACCTGCATTACTCCGTGATGATATGCCAAATATGAATTATCCCAATATTCGGCCTCGTAAGGAGTTTTATCGGTCATCTTTATCCAGTTCATTCAGTAAGTATTCCTTTCACGGTCAAAGTCTACCGGAACATTATTATATCCGAGATATTTGTTTGTCCATTGTATCATTTTGTTGGCCTCAACAACATGGTGACAATCCATAGGAATACGAGAATACTTGCTGTGGACAAGGGAGTACTTCAAGGCTCTCCCGGCATCCTGGCTATAATCATATACCGCCACCCTGCCGATAAGCCATGCACATATCAGGGTTATTATACAGAGAATAATGTAATGCCCTTTTTTCATAATACCTCCTATGATTCTATAAAATCATAAACATCCCCGTACTTAAACAGGAACAATTTCTTTTTCAGTTTATAAATATCAGTCCTGAACCCTTTCGTGTCCTCAATAATAGCCCTGCCATTACTATTGTCCGTATAGTGGAAGTCGGCGACATATTCTATTTTTCTGTAAGTTCTCCCCCCATAAGAAAACGACTCTTGCAGAACAAAAGCGGGTTGCAAAATTAGATCAGAAATCTTCCCCGCCCTTGCAAGCAACAATAATTCCTGATACCTATTCGCTTCTTTCTTAGAAGCAAATAAAGTATCGTGAACCGCCGTCCTGTTATTCCCGTACTTGTTCTTTCTCACTTCCACGTCTCCCAATTGTCATCGTCTATATGCTGTAATATATTCAATATTTTTTTGGAAGTCAAGCATTTAATTTTATTTAATATTTTTTTGAATCTTTTCATCCTATCCCTTCAAGAATATAATAGCCACACAATTTATAAATAACATTAACAAAAATAACGCTATCAGTTTTACCATAGCTTCAAGGTCTATCATAAATAATCCTCCCAATTAACTTCCAGGTCATGCACGGTTACGCCTATCAGGTTGGCAAGCAACGGCAATGACCTTTCATAAAATTTCTGAAACTCCTCTTGCTCCATAGACTCGAAGCTCGTTGATAAAAGCATCCTCTTGACCGTTCCCCGGAAGTCTTTGTACAATTCATAATAACCGAGTTCTTCTTTGAGTGCGTTAAGAAGTTTATCCTCAGTCCATGTCGTCCCTTCCGGAGCGTTATCGGCTACCATCGAAAGTATTGCCCGGAATTTATTATGGTGCTGTAAGTTCCGGGGGTTCTTTACTTCCACTTGGAGCTGTTGCCCGTCTCCCCACTTGGCAACCCGGTCAAGGTCTTTCGGAGATAAGACTATGAACGCTACGTTGCCAACGTGGTCGGGGAGTATCTGCGTTTTAACTACGGTTATTTTCATCATTTACCTCAAAATGGTAGATCATCTCCGAACTGTTCCTCGGCCTGCTTGGAAACTCCCGACGGCTTGTTCTCCTGTTTGCTCTGCTGTCCGCTATCACCTTCCTTTTTCTTTTCAAGGAAAGTAATCCCGTCAACTACAACCTGAACCTCCGACTTCTCCACGCCGTCCTTATCTGTCCACTTGTTTTGCTGTAACCTGCCCTCAATGCCTACCTTGTGGCCTTTGAAAACATAGTTGGATAAGGTCTCGGCCTTCGCCTCCCATGCTGTGCATTTGATAAAGCTAACATCGTCTTTTTTAAAACCGTTCACGGCTATTGTAAAGTGGCAGTAGTTTTTACCCTGCCCGGTCTGTTTAAGTTCGATGTCCTTCGCAACTCGTCCTGTCCCACACCATCTGTTCATGTCACTCATAATCATTCCTCTCCTAATAACATTTTTATTTTTATGCGTTCAATCAATCCGACAGTAGTGTAAGGGTTTAGCCCAACTCCCCGCGTAGTGGAAGTATAACTTTTGTTTGGTTCTTCTGATATTAAAATAATATAAAAAGGTTTTCCGTCCTTAATTGTACATTGCATTTTCTTGATTAATGCCAACACTCCTTTTCTAAATTCATCCTGCTTCTTCATAATAAACTTCCCCTTAATTTTGTTCGTATTCATACGTTGTACTGTGGTCTGCATATAATTGTTCAAACCTGTTGCACTCTTTGTTAAACATGACCTCTAATATTCCCACCTTCCCCATCCTGTACTTGGCTACGTTCAGGAATGTTCCGGATGTGTTTTTATAAATAAATAGAACCTGATTTGCATCCTGTTCAATGTTCCCCGACTCTCTAAGATGGGATAGTTTTGGGGTTTCGTTCTCGGCCTGTCTGCTTAACTGCGATAAAGCAAGAACCGGAATACCCAATTGAGCGGCAAGTCTTTTCAAGGAGCCAGTAATTTCCCCAATCTGAATATCCCTGCGCTCCCTGTCCCTGCTTTGTACCAATTGGATATAGTCTACGATTATAAGACCGGGTTTTTCTTTCCCCCTTCTTGCCGTGGAAACTATATCCCCGATGTCCGTGATATTATCCCATATGTGAATCTTATATTCCGGCAATTCTTTTTCAAACTTATTGTATCTATCCACCTCCCATTCGTCAAGAGTATTGCTTTGAATCTTCATAGAATCTATACCGGATAATAGAGATATGAGCTTGAGTTCTATTTCAAGGCCAGTCATTTCCAGAGAATAAAAGTAAACCGGAACCCTGGTCGAGAAGCCTTTCGCAATCTGTAAGGCAAAGGTGGTTTTCCCCTCTCCGGTACGGGCGGCAAGGATTACAAGGTTGCCTGGACTGAACCCTTTGAACATCATGTCGTAAGGTGAAAATCCGGTTCTTAGGAACCTTCCCGCAAATCTATCAAGCCCCTCCCCCTGAAACCCCACCTGGACTTTCCCAGAGGCCTCTCCGGTGATTATTTTGGATGTCATGGAGTCAACATCGTGGATAATGTCTGCCGTTGACCTCATATCGTGGGTAGCATCCATCCCCCGCTGGTAGGCATCAATCAGTTTGCGCCTCATGGAGAAGTCAAGAAGCCGTTCAATTGCGCGGTCAAGTCCTCTTACGTCCGGATGTAATCCCATAAGTCGGCCCATATATTCGTCACTCACCTGTTCAAAGTTCTTTGTTGAGATAAGTTCTGACTTACAAGCCATGAAGCCTGTCTCTAATCCGCGTTCGGTAAGGGTGCGCGCGGCGCGGAATATATATTTATTTCTGGTCAGATAAAAGTCTTCGTCTCTTAATCTTAATAAGTTATGCGATAAATCAGGTCTTAGAAGAATTGTGGTTAACAGACTTTCCTCGATACCACTATCAAATAGATCGTTCATATTCCTCCTGTTCTCTTACGTCTTTAAGTATAGCATCTGCTTCCTTGCAAAGTATACTTCTTTTCTTGTTGCTTAAGCAACCCTCTTCTTTTATATTGTTAGTTAAAGCATTTCCTTTTTTAGTTAAAGCATTTGGTGTCGTTTTCCCGCTTGCCGGTTTAACCGCTTGCCGATTTTCAGACATACGGTGAAGGTCGTTAGGTTCAAGAACCATCCTTTTCATTTTAACTTTTATGTATATTTTCCCGAACTTGCCCTTCTCTCTTGATTGTTTAATTTCAATTATACCTAAGTCGAGAAGTAGATTTTTGGCTTTGTCCAACCTCATTCTTCCCCAATCAAGTCCTTGCCGGCAGTACTTATCGGCGGCCCATACGCTGTTAGTTTTTTGCAATATGCAAGTAAATTGATAATGTTCGTATAGGGCTTTTGCGTCTATGCCAATCTTGCCGTAACTCATAAATAAAGCATACTTGCTTGCGGTCATCCATATAAGTTCGTCTTCCACGTCCTTCTCTATTATTACATCATTGATATTTTTAATTTCCATACTTGCTCCAATAAAAAAGGGCCTCTACCTTGCACACCATCTCTGGTTAGTCCCGTGCAAAATAAAAGCCCTTTGAGTTTTTCAAGCTCACGAAAGGGACTAAGTTTCGTCAGCCTGAATTGACACCAATATACTCATGGCATCAATCATAGTCAACTAAAATTTAATACTGCGTACTCACCATGAAGTCTCTTGGCGGCCTCGTCGTAACTCTTGGCCGCCTCGTCCTCTGTCTTAAAACTCCCGAGATAATAGAAAGTTTTTTGGTGTACTATCTGCGCTCTGAACCTATTGCCATCTTGTGATATGCCTTTGTATTTTAACCCCCTTCTTCCCCATCTGTTGCTACAATTCTGAGCGTGAGTGCATATCCGGAGATTGGAACGTCTGTTATCAAGGGTGTTGCCGTTGATATGGTCAACGTCCATTTTTGTAGGGGCGTTGACCATCTGTCGTGCTAATAAGCCCTGCTTGTTTTTAACGGCAATATAGCCCTTGGAGTTGGTCACATACCATGACCTACCCATGACCAACTCCGCATCAATAGGGTCAAAGTAAACCTCATACTTATGGCCTTTGTGGGTGGTGATTGTTATTTCCATGTCACGCTCACGCATCCGCACTCACATTTGTATTCTATCTGAGTCTTAAGGTCGTTAGATTTGAGCATTTCCTTATTGCACTTGAAACATTTCATCGTCTTCGCCTCTTTATTATTTCATCCATAAATTCCGTGATAGCCTCAATGAATATCTCGCTGTTATGCTCTAATGGTTTTTTATCTCCGTTCCTTCTGATTCCTAAACTATGGCATATAGATTTGTACCTCTCATATAAGCCCTTGGGAACCTTAACTGTAACCGAATAGTCGTCGTTCATTGTTTCCCTGTTCATTTATCCCTCCTAATAATTTTCCAGTGTTTACAGTCCGAACAGTGTCTTTGGTTTTTTCTTCTTCTTAAGAATTTCTTCTGAAAATAAGGGCAAGAATTTATACCATATTCATGTATATATTCAAGTCCATTAAAAAAAATATAGGCATACGTTTTTGTAAACGCATCAAACATTTTGACCTTCTTGTGGCAATACATATCATTTGTCCTGTAAGTAATATTCTTTAGGTTTTCTTTTCAGCTTAAGAGAAAAGAATTTATTATAATAATCCTCCTGATAATAAACCGGCCTGTCAATCTTGCTGTCACGGAAGTCTATAACCCCTGTGTAACCCATGCCCGTATAGGCGAATCCGCATAGGTCGCAAGGCTCCTGATAAACTCCGTGGTCTTGGTCGTTCCTCAGTTTGGATATGGAAAAGTTATTGTAATAAGCAAGCAGGGGTTCCCCTGTACTCACGTTGCCATAAGATTGTTTGAGCTTGCAAGAGGCGTCCGTATTATAGGCGCATATTACAAGGTCGCCCGTGTGCCGGATTACCATAAAGTTATGGTCGAAGTATTGGCAGGGAGCCGTTCTCATCTGCTGTTCATTGTGAGTGATTAACGGTTTCCCCACTACCACATAGTCGATAACCGGGTCGGCAAGGTGGTATTGAATATAGTTCTCAATCTCCTGCCAATCCTGACCTCTCTCGCATATCTTTACGGCAAGGTCTTTCTCTGACTTCATAGTGTGCTTCATGCTTTTAAGCAATTCAAAATGTCTCAATACCATATACTCGTCGCATCCGGGACGGCAGGCTTCGATGTTTCCGGTGTCCGGAAGTCCGTCCAGGGACACAATAAGCTGATAGCATAGTGAGTCATCCGATAGCAGGTGGCGGAATACCTCCTCTTTCCATATGGTGATATTCGTTGTAACATAGTATTTTAACTTCTTGCTATCGAGATACTGACACATTTCAAGAAAATCTTTGTGCAATAAGGGTTCCCCGTTCATCCAGGGGATTACCACTGTATCAAAGTCAATCCTATCTACGATTGATTTGAACATAGCCAGGCTCATATCTCCTATGGATATGTTCGATTCCGCTAGGGACGGGCAATACCTACATCGGAGATTACACCTTGAAGTGACTTCGATAATAACCTGTTTTGGTATTTTCATTATTCCCTCACACATTTAGTTGTTGTTCTTATTCTGTATACTGAGGAACTTTCTCCTCGGAGGCATCCGCATTCTTCTGCAATAATAACCCCTCCTTGATATACTTTGCAGGTATAATAAGTACCGTCGATATTGCCGACACATGACGACACTAATAGCATTAGGAATATTATGTACTTCATGTTAGTACCTCTCTGCCTCTAATTTAGTTAAAAAGAAATGAATCCCTCCGGAACATTCCTTCCATCGGTTATCATCCCATTTATCGCATTTAACGATTTCACCCGTGGTGTATTTAGTTAGGCAATCATGCTGAGATA